TTAGTGTCCACTCTACAAACACAGTTAAAGTATCGACCCAATTTTGTAGATAGCTTTGAGCCAACACTAGTTGGGTATGATTTGCTAATACCCAAATCGCCTTCCATATATTGCATGTGGGTTGTAACCACAACATTACACGGAACTTCTGAACCAGTTATATACTGGATAATATACTGCACATCTCGTGCCGCAGTTCCCCACTCTGGTTGAGTAGGTTGCTCAGTTGGTTTCTTGTTATTAAATACAAGTGCCCCTCTGAGAGCCGCCTCACCCATCAGTGTCAGACTATCAATAACTAACACGTCATCTTTAGTCCAAGTTTTTACTGATCCAAAATCTTCATCTCCATCTTTCCAATTAGAAATTAAGTTTACACCTTTTCTAAATGCATCAGCTTTTCCAATGGAGTCTTTTAAAGTAACATACGAAACTCTCTTAACTGCTTCTGGTGTAAGCAAGTCTGGTAATATATCTAAACCATCATCGTAGTCTAAGATACGTAGGTTCTTTCCTGCATTTGCTAGTGCCGCCAATGCAGATGTTTTACCAGACCCACTGTCCCCAACTAATAAAAGTTTAGTAACATCTGCTGATATATGTTTTGATATGTTTGCCATTTATATCTCCTCTCAATTTGTATTATATCAAAATAAATTTAATCCGTCAATCATAATTTAATAGAAGAATACTTTTTTAATTTAAACAAACGCTTGAGTTTTTGCTCTTGCATGATGTCTTCATTTAAAAGATCTCGTGAACGAAGTAAAGATATCATCACTTCTACATCGGCGACCTCTTCGGATAATTTAATTAATTTATCTTTTCTTAATCCAGTACGATAACATTTTGATAATTCTTGTATCAATTCGCCACATTCCTCCATAGTAATAATTAATATATCTACTATATCCTGATTCATTCTGTTTCAGGTGTCCATTCTATTTCAAATTCAGGTTGTAACTCCACTACATTATCTTTGCGCAAGTCTTCGTGTACTTCACGATCAAATAATTCATCAATCACCATACCTCTATGATCTGGTGACTCATTGCAAATTTCTCTGTATTTGCAACCTCCATAATTACCGCAAGCAGTAAAGTCAGCAGGATAATAGTTTTTATCCGCATAGATTTTTGCCATAGACAGTTTGTGTATTGTATCTCCATACCATTCATCTATAATTGGAGCAGGAACTTTAAATACTGCACGATTAAACCTGCAAAAGTTTACACCAGTTTGTACTGCGTCAATAATAAAACCAACTATCGGCAAGCCCATAATATTTTTTGCTGCCCACAAATATGCATAGATTTGATTATTGGGGGCAAAGCCATTGAAGTAATAATCACTTAAACTAGCCTTAGTTGTTTTTGTGTCTACTAAATATAACTCACCATCTAGCTCAGCTACTTTATCAATGCGACCAGAAAATCTTAAACCGCCGTCAGATATAGGCACTTCAAATCTTTGTTCTAATGCAGGAGTACCATCAGGCATGGTTGCGATTTTAATAGAATCTTCCCAGTATTCTTCTGCTCTCCAAACAATAGCACGCAAAGCTGCCTCAAGATTTCTAGCTTTGTCATCAGATTTATTTAACTCTTCGCCATGCTCTATCAATACAATTTTAATAGCTTCAGTAACAGCTTGATCTTTTGTGCGTCCCATAAATCTAGCCAAGTCAAGTTGCTCGTACCCATCATGAACCGCAGACCCAAAGCCTGTAGCAGTAGAGTATACTTTAGATTTATAACCTAACAAATTTTGATAGTTATAGTAACGGGGGCACGAACTAAATGCTGAAAGACTAGACGTATCCCATATCATTTGTTTGGCATTGCCTCCTTCTAGCCACACATACTTTGGAAACTTTGGTGCTTCTATATATCCTATACCGCTATCCAATTTTATTACCTCCATTAATAATTATCATCTCTTCTTACCTTGTCCTTTGTATCTTTTATAATTACGTCGCTTGTGTTTATTCTTAGGCTTGCTTCTTATACTATTGCCTATGCTAGTTCGCTTTTTTGGTCCTGGTTCATGGGACGAATACGATTTCCATTTCTTTGCCATATCATGTATCCTTTAATAAAACCGACAACGGATCTCCGTCAAATTGTTTTGGTTTTGTGGTCGCTGCTTTGGCAGTAATTCTTTTACCTGCTTTCTCTGCAGCTCTTATATTTTCTCTAGTGCTACGTAAGTATGCTATTATTTTTTGTATACCAGCCTCGTTTTCGGATAGTTCTTTGGGATCCATCTCCAAGTATTCGCTGGGTATTTCAATGCGTTCTTCTTCACTCATTTTACTTGTTCCTCCACAGAGAGTAACTGTATATCTGGTACAGTTATAAGTTCTTTTGTTGCATCTGGGTGTAGATACTGCATATCTTTATGTGACCACTTAAAATTCTCAGATAGTTCTAAACCTTTTCTTGTCGCCTCATCTTTATCATATGCCTCAACTTCCCAATGTGTTGTATTCATATGTGTGAACACTACTTTATATTTGTTTTTCATACGCCCTCCTAGTGTATTGTCTCATCTTGTGGTACAATATTTAAATTACTAAATTGTTTAAAGTTTAAAGGATCAGTGGATTGACCAGCAGCAATCATAGCATCTACTAGTGGACCCATAGTGGATACATTACTAACGCACCCTGCAAATATTTTAAGAACACCTGCTGATCCTGATGCTAATAAAAACATACGCAACGAAACTTCTAACATAGAAGCCATGACTACACTTGGTTGATATTTTTCACACAATTCTTTTATAGGCACGTCCATAGCTTGTATGCATTCTTCTAACTCATCTACGTATTCTTGCATTTCAGTTTTTAATTTCTTCTTTTTCATCTAAAGTCCTTTCAATTCTAAAGTTTACAGCATGTAAAGACCTTTTAGATTTCTTCAAGTAATCTTTGTCTAGCTTATTCAATTTATCTCTGACTGTACGCAACTCATCTAAGTTGGTTGTAGTCACGATTATATTACGATTTCGATCGCTCGTCAAGTAATATTCTCTTTTTGTGTTCATTCAATTTTACCTCCAGTTACTTCATCAAACAATTGTAGTTGTTCCACTTCTAAAGCATGTGTAATTTTTATTTGTTTATCATCATGAGTTATCATAAGTGTATCGTACTTGCGTTCGTCCACATCTTCTACATTCTTCATCTGTTCTTTGAATGCTTTTATGTATCGACCAAACCTCATAGCTAAACTAAAAGGCTTGTCGCTTTTTATAATAACCGACGATTCATTCTCTGTCAAATATCTCTCAGCTTTTTCGAGTGCGTTTGATATATCTGTCTGTCGGTATAGATTGTATGTTTTTGGATTGTACGCCATATGCTTGCTCCTGTTGATATTCGTAATCATCTAAATCGTCTGCCACATATCGGCCAGATGTATCGTTATAGATGTCTTCAAGTGTTCCTGTTAATTCATCAAATCCTTCAACTAGTAATTCGTTTTCTGGGTAGTGATGTTTTTTTGGTCTTTTATTATTAGCCATAATTAGTTTCTCCTTATTAAGTGAAATGTAAACAAAGCAGTCCAACAAAGCCACGCAATAGATACAGGGTGGGGAATAGTTGCAATTGCTCCGATCGTTAATAGTATGAATACGCCATACGTAGAAGTCCATATCATACTTTGTGCTATCATGTCAAGCATTAGTTTCTCCATTCTTTAATGTTATCTTTAATGCTTACATATTCATCTGATAACCACTCATCATTAGGCTCGCCTGTGTGTATAAACATAGTAGCATTTACACCAGAAGGTTCGAGCAACACTGGTTCTGGTACATATCCTGCCCCCCTTTCCATGAGGTAAATGTATTCGTACTGAGCAGGGTGTACTGAGTATAGTTCTCCTTTTATTTTAAATCCATTATCTTTTCTAAAGACAATAGGAAATATGCCATTAGCATAGTCGAGGATATCATACTTGGGGGCAGTCACAAACTCTCCCAAAAATTTATGATCCTCAACTAAACCGTGCAGTCTTAAATCTTTTTTAAGTGTGCCATACACAAATAAGTCTATAGTATTCTTTGTCATTTTACTCTGTTTCCTCTCAATGCAAAAAATAAACCACCACAATAAAGTAGTAAATGAAAGTGTTCATACATTAGCACATACCACAAGCTCTCTGGTTCTAATATCAATATGACACCTGTCATTATGCCACATATAACTATACCTGAAAATCTAGTTAGCATGTCCCCAACACCAGGTTTAAGTGCAATTGTAAGACCACCGACTAACAATCCTAAACCTGCAAAAAATTCTCCCCAAGCAACAAAAAACCAAACTGACATGGGCAAACCAAATGCTTCTGCGTCTGATATATCAAGTGGTAGTTTTTGTAAACCTTGCAATATAAAAATGATACCTAACGGTACTCTCAGTAACCAGTTAGCACCTTTGAAGTCTGGTATCTTTTTTAAGTATTGTTCGAGTGTCATCATTACAATTCACTTAGTAGTTTAGGTAATATCTTTTTACTTTTGCCAAATGTTTTAGCATTAGCAATATCATCTTTGTTTAATGTATTATCACCAACAACCACTAATGCAATCATACCCAAACCTTTGTGGGGTGTACATTGATATAGATATACACCAGGAACTTTAAATGTAAATGAATACTCTTTATTTAATTTACTTTTTTTAGGTATTTCAAATCCATCAGGTCCTGCAATAAACTCTACATTGTGACCTTTGTCTGTTGGCAACCAAGTAATTGTTTCGCCCACATCTACTCTAGATATATCCTCTGAGTAGACCATCTTAGCACCATCATCTCTTTTGTTAAGCATATCTACTGTTATATCAGCATATGCTGTTGTTATATCAAACAATATAACTAAAATTAAAATTATATATTTTATCATAATCACAGTCCTAACAATCTAGCGACAGGATCAATGCACAACAATGCTGAGATCACCACACCCATAACGACTGCAATAAGAACTAAATTAGGATTTCCATTTGTCATAGTCTCGTCACCTCTCTTTTAATTATGTCAAGTAATTTTGGATTATCACGGAACACACCCATCAACCAATTCGTCAAAGTGTTGGTGACTTGTTCCTCGTTGTCGTCTTCTTTCAATGCACCTCCGTCAGCATTTAACGAAGACAGATAAACTATGGCATGCATTATCTCATGTAGCAATGTATTCGCATAGTCAATTCCGTCAACTTCTTTTTGTATTTCAATTCTGTTTTCACGAGACAG